TTCATGGCGCAGGCTGCCGGCAGCATGGTTTCGAGTGCGATGCGCGGTCTGACTTCGCCCGCGTTCGGCGTGCAGGACCAACAGGTTAATCTCCAAAACATGGGAGCCACGGGCGGCGATATCTCGACCGCCATGAAGACGGCCATTCAAATTCAGAAGGCTAACCCCGGCTTTACGATCGGGCAGTCGTTGGCGATGATTGCCAACCTCTACAGCGTAGATCGTAACATGAGCCAAGTGGCGGCGCTTGCGCCGACATATGCGCAAGACGGCTATATCATGTCCCATGCGCAGGGGGGCGCGGATGCGAATGACCAGCTTTACAGCATCCTTCGGTCTTCCGAGGATATGGGCAAGCTCAATCTGCTTAACAAAAACGGCTCAATCGACACGTCTAAGGCGATGGACTTCATTAACCTGTATGCGCGGTTGGTTGCAAACTCGAATGGTAATCTGACGGGCGCCGGCGCATTGACGATGATCGGCCAGGCTGGGCCGGGCGCTACGCAGTTGTCCGACACGGCGCTGGCACGCGCCATCGTCGCGTCTCAGGCGCTTGGGCCTTCGCAGGTCGGTACGGGCTTGAACGCCATGTATCAGGAATTTATCGGCGGCAAGATGAGTCAAGCCACGGCTCGGTCGCTGTACGAAGATGGCGTGCTGCCAAAGTATGCCACGATCAACGGCAAGCGCGTCGAAATGTTTGGCGACGACGATAAAATCACGAAGCCATTCAAATACGGCATTGGGCAGGTGATGCTTCCGCCCGGCACGTTGAAGGACGAGGCGCAGGCGCTTACCGATCCGGTTGCCTGGGCGCAACAGAATCTATTTGGTAAATATCTCAATTCCGATGGGACCGTCAAAAAGGGAAGCGAGCAAAACGTTGAGGATTTGATTGCGTCGTTGAACCGCGATTTTAGCCGTATCCCCGGCATGAAGCTGGCGGGCAACGCAGTATTTGAATCTGTGGTGCAAAACAGGCAGATGGCGAATGCTGCTTCGCTTGCGCCTTTGGCTACGCTGCACGCCAATGATGCGGGCACGGCATCATCGCAGGCCGCAGGGTTTGGCGCTGCATTGAATGCCTTGATGGTTGCTTTAATAGATCCGAAGCTCAAACAGGCCACCGCCGTTATGTGGGGTATGTCTCAGGCCGTGAACGGTATGGCGGCAGAAAGCTTTAAGCATCCGTCTATCGCGGCTTCTCTGGGAAGCGACGCCCTGGCTGGAATTACTTGGCTTGGATTGAAGGCTAGCGGCATGATAATCCCTGGCGCTGTCGGCAAGGGTGCCACTTGGGCTGCTGGCAGCGTGAGTGACGTTGCAACGGGGCCGATCGGCGCGGTCATCGCAATGATGCAGGCGTCGATTGTTTCTGCCAAGGCTTTGACGGATGCGCTCGAAAAGTCCGGGCTTGACGGGCGGGATATCGCGGGCATGGGTGGCGTTGGTCCCGGTTCAAGCCCGACCAATCCGGTTTACACGCACGTCACGAATGGCGTGCCGCTTGTTTCGCCGTCTCCTACCATGCCGACCGGCCCGACGCGCCCGAACCAAGCCGTAATCTCGCGTCGGCCCGGCGCGGTTAATCCGCTCATAAGTCGCCAATGATAAACGCAATCTCAGCCATTCAGGCTGCCGGGCAAATCTTTGGCGGGTTCGGGTCGTTGACGCTCGGACCTGTGCGATTCCAGCCCCTCGAATTGCCGCAGTCTATGCCTGTTGGCGGGACTCAGGACGCAGAAAAGCACAAGCTGCCGGGCGGCGCCAAAGTGGTCGATGTCATGGGGCCGGATGAGGAAGACAAGGCGTGGACCGGAATCTTTATGGGGCAGGATGCCAGCACGCGCATCCGGCTTTTGAACTCCCTCCGCGTATCCGGCCAGCCCGTCACGCTGGCGTGGGACATTTTTTCTTATCAAGTGATCGTCACGGCGTTCCATGCTGACACGCGATCGAATGACGCGATGCCGTACAAAATCACGTGCATGGTCATTCAGGATAACAGTGCGCCGCAGGGCAACAGTTTGACCACGCTGGCAAGTCAGGTGGTGGCTGACTTGCAGCAAGGCAGCCCGCTTGCTGCGCTGGGCGCGGTGGCAAACGGCGCGGTCGCTGGGCCTCTGGGAGCGGCACTGACGGCGGTTGGTTTGCCAAACGCTACCACCATCGGCGCGGCGGCCTTCAAGTCTGCTGTGGGTGCCGTCAACACGGCGGCGTCGGCAATTAACGGCGCGATCAACACGGCGAACACGGCGCTCGGCGGCTTTGGCGTGAGTTTGGCCGGTCTAGGGGTTGCCGCAACAAGCCCGCTTGGGACCAGCGCGGCGCTTGCGTCCATATCGGGCGCGCTTCAATCTGCCGGCGATATGGCAAACCTTGTGCAGATACAAGGGTACGTGGGCCGGGTCGCTGCCAACCTCAGAAATGCGAGTGCATAATGCCCCAACCTATCACTGTAGCCGGAACGGATTGCTATAAGCTGGCGGCGCAATATCTAGGTGATGCAACGCAATTCATCCGTATCATGCAGATGAATAACCTGTCGGACCCGGTAATCTACAACACGCCGGTCACGATCATTATACCGGACCCCGACTTGACGCAGACCGGCGGCGTTCCGGTTCTATGACCGCTGCGCCAAGCTACTCTCGCCAGCCACGCTTTCAGGTTTTGATAAACGGTGTTGTGATGCCGGGAGTCCAAGAGGCGACGTGGCAGCAAGCGAACGCCTATCAATGCGCGACCTTCTCGTTTACCAAGGCGCTGCTGCCTGGCGGGAATGAGACGTTCAACGCGGTGTTTTGGGCGAATGTGACATCCAAGGTCATCACTTGCGAAATCAAGGCGGCGGTGGACAATACCGGGTTCACGTCCATGATTATTGGTCAGATTGACGGCCACGCATATGATCCGATTGCCAACACGATCCAGGCGAATGGTCGCGATCTTGCCGCCGTGTTTATCGACGCGCGCATCCTCACCAGCTACCGGAATAATACGTCCAGTGAAATCGTTGCGTTGCTGGCGAAAGAGCACCCCTCGATCACGGCCACGGTCATCACAAAAACGACCACGCTGGCCGGGAGGTATTACGATGCGTCCAGTGACATATCTAATACGGGGGATTTTTCCAGTGCCGTGACTGAGTGGGATTTGATATGCCTGCTCGGGCAGAAAGAGGGGATTATTCCGTATTTCATCGGATCGACGCTCTACTTTCAAAGCCCGCCGGCGCAGCCCGTCACGTTCAACATTTACTGCAATCGGGATGCAAACGGCCTTGTCACGAGCAACGCCGAGTCTATTCAGCTTAATCGAGCCTTGACCTTTGCAAAAAACGTAGAGGTTTTTGTTCAATCGTGGAATGCGGCCAAAAAGACCAAAGTTGTCGGCCACGCGATAACCAAGACCATCAAACAGATACCAGGCGATACTACGCCGCCCGCTCAATTCTATTTCGAGTTTCCAAACTTGACGAAGGCGCAGGCGGATGTTGCGGCTCAACGCGAGGCGTTGGACATCGCGGCGCATGAACGCACGGCCACATTCGGACTGCCAGGCGATGTGACGATCACCCCGCAGACCTTGATCCAGCTTACCGGGACCGGAACGGATTACGATGTCCTTTGGTATCCAACAACTGTAACGCGCACGTTGAACATGCAAGGGTTTTCGACGCAAATCGAGGCAAAGAATAGCTCACCGCTTACCCTTTACGATGGCGCGACCGGGGCGGCTATTCCCATTCTTCAATCGCCCCCAACGCAGGATGCTTATTGATGAGTCTGGCCCGCTTCAAGCGTGAGATGCAACGTGATGCGGCCTCGATGGATCAATTTCAGGGTGTGGCCCGGCGCGGGATTGTCACGAATTTTGACCCGATAAAGTTTCGTGCGATGGTCACGTACCAGCCATCCGGCGCACCTTCGGGGTGGCTCTCGATTACCTCACAGTGGGTCGGCGCGGGATGGGGCATCCTTGCTCCGCTCCAGCTTAATGACCAAGTGCTTGTGCTGGCTGAGGATGGCGATAGCGGAAACGGCGTGATTGTTGCGCGTTATTACTCCGAGATTGATACGCCGCCGCAGGGGGTGGGGGCGGGGGAGCTTTGGTTGATCCATCAGACTGGCTCCAAGATAAATCTAAAAGCCGACGGCTCGATCAACATCACCTCAACCGTGGCGGTCAACCTTGTTGCGCCGGCGGTCAACCTTTGCGCTGCGCTAACTGACACTTTGCGCGGCTTTTGTACATCGCTATTCGCTAGTTGGGTCGCTGGTCACGTACACAGCAACGGCAATGGCGGAGGCAATACGGGCGTACCGACAACGACCGCCCCGGCTGGCTCTGTAACCACCGTCACGAAGGGCGAGTAATGACCGATATCTCGCATTTCTTTGGAGGCGATCTTATTTTGGGCGCCAATGGCGATTTGCTCGTTGTGTCTGGCGATGCCGAGACGCAGCAACGGATATTGCGAAGGTTGTTGACCAACGCAGGGGATTATCTTTGGCATCTGGCGTATGGTGCGGGCGTTGGCGCGCGTGTTGGTCACCCGACGCATCCATCGGCGTTGCAAGGTCTTATCCGATCGCAGATATTTGCTGAGGCGTCAGTAGCGCAAGCGCCTGAACCTGTCATCACAACCACGGTCGGCCAAGACGGGACGGTAGTGTGCAACATTAGTTATACCGACGCGACTACGGGAGGTACGTCTGTACTCACGTTCCCGATAGGCCAATGACCCATGAAGCTAAACCTACAAAGTTTTACCGGCATGGTTCAAAACATGGCCGCTGCCGCGCAAGCTGCCGCTACTGCTGCGCTTAATTTCACTACGGGTTCATCTATCCTTGCAATTATTGAGGCTAACGCTTCGATAGCACTTTGGCTGCAATGGTTGGTTGTGCAGGTTTTATCGGTGACGCGGCTGGCGTCCTCGACGGGATCGGATTGCGATAGTTTTGGCGCGGATTATAATTTCACGCGGCTTGGTGCGACGTATGCTACCGGAATTGCGACGTTTTATCGTGCGGCTACTACGCAAGCGGCGCAGGTGCCCGTTGGCACAATCCTAAAAACAAATGACGGCACGCAATCTTTTACCGTCAATCTTGACACGACGAATGCCGCCTATCAGGTTGATCCGACCGGATTGACGCAGGGCTGGTTTAACATCGCCATCGGCGTTTCCACGCTGAATTGCGCCGTGACTGCGGTAACTCCGGGGTCCGGGGCGAACATCCTGGCTGGCACGCTTGGGCTGATAGCTGCGCAAATTCCATACGTCGATTCTGTGAGCAATGCGGCTGGTTTTTTGAATGGCGTGAACGCGGAAACTGATGCGGCGTACAAGGCGCGCTTTGGTTTATTCCTGGCTGGACTCGCGCGGGGCACGCCGGTTGCTGTCGGCTCGGCTGTGTTGGGTGTGGCTGCAAACCTTTCGTATACGATTCAGGAAAATTACACCAATCTCGGGGCGTATCAGCCTGGCAATTTTGTTGTGACGGTGGATGACGGCTCGGGTGCAACTCCGGCGGCTACACTGACGCTTGTGGGTACGGCGGTGAACGCGGTTCGTCCGATAGGGAGTACGTTCTCTGTCCAGGCTGCGACTGCGCTGCTCGCGAATACCGCAATGACGATAACTTGCCCGACTGCGGCGCTCAAGACTGCGGCAATCCCGTTGGTCATTGCGGCAATCAACGCCTACGTGGCGGCGCTGCCGGTCGGCGCTGTCATGTCTTATGGCCGCGTGTGGCAGCTTGCCTTTGATGCGTCTCCAAATATCACGGATGTCACTGGCTGTCTGTTGAATGGCGGTACTACTGACATCGGCGGCGCGTTCAATGTGGTTGTGCGTCCCGGCACGACAACGGTGTCCTGATGGCAACGGGTGACCAGAACGATATCGTAGGTCGGCAATTCAACGAGTTGCCGAACAAATGGTTTGGAAATGCGCCGCCAATCGTAACGGCGCTACTAACCGGCGCGGCAAACGCATTCGCCAGTATATACTCTGGAATCCAATTCGTGAAAGCGCAGACTCGTGTGAAGACTGCGACGGGCGGATTTCTTGATCTGATATCGCTTGACCTGTTTGGCCCGAACGTGCTGCCCCGGCTGGCGAACGAGACGGATGCGGCGTATGCCATCCGCATCCAGTACAACATGACGGCGCCACGCGGATCGCGCGCGGGGCTTATTCAGATGCTCACGTATCTGACGGGGCGCGTTCCGACCGTGTTTGAGCCGGGCTACACGGCAGATACGGGCGGTTGGGCATCGGTTTCCAACGCCGCCGCTGGCGGGGGGCTTTTGGCGTTCGATGATGGTAGCGGGACGGTCGGCGCGGGTGGCTATGGTAGCACATTGCTTCCGTTCCAATTCTTTATGACCGTCTATCGGCCAAAGGGAAGTGGGATTGCAAACCTTGCTGGATACGCCAGCGTGCTTAATGCTTCGGCTGGCGGTGGGTTGGGTGGATACGGAAGTGTTGCGGCGGCGGCGACAAGTGTAAGTGGCTCTCTAGCTTTCACGAATCCCTCGATGCAACCTGCATTTCTTACGGATGCGCAGATTTACGCCGCGATAGCTCAATGGACCCCTGCGGGTTCGATACCTTGGGTATACCTCTCGAATTAAGGATTAAGCTTTTGGACCGTCAAATTGTGTATCCCGGCGCTCTCCCGCGTGACGTGGACATTCTGAATCCTGAAAAGAACACGATGCTGTCGTTTGGGGCGCTGCTGCGCTCAGTGTTGGGGACGACATCGGTTGTTGACGGGTTGATCGGGACGCAAACTACTGTCCCATCCTTGTCTATCAATATCGGGCAGGGTTCCATAACGTCATTGCAGAACGTCGATAACACGGCTTTTGGTTCGCTGGCGGCGGATACCACGGATACTATCGTCAAGCAAGGTTTTAACCTGACAACGACCGTTCTGGCGCTTGCCGCCCCAACAACTGTCGGCTGGAGCCAAAACTATCTCATCGAAGCCACGTTTGCCGAGTCCGATACCGGCTCGACCGTGCTGCCGTATGTCGATGCGGCCCTGCCGTCCAGCCCGTTCAATGGGCCGGCCAACGCTGGCACATCGCAGAACACTCAGCGCATTCAGCGCGTGAGCCTGCAAGCCTTGGCTGGCGTTGCGGCTGCCACCGGCACACAGACAACCCCGGCGGTGACGGCGGGCTGGGTTCCGCTCTACGTGGTCACGGTGGCGTATGGTCAGACGACGATCACCACGTCGCAGATCACGCTGGCGTCCGGCGCTCCGTTTGTCGATCCTTTGCAGGCCGGGCGTGGCATCCAGCCGGGGCGGCTGCTCAACATTCAAACCTTCACCTCATCCGGCACTTACACGCCGACCCCCGGCACACAAAGCATTGTTGTCGAGATTGTTGGCGGCGGCGGCGCGGGTGGCGGTGCGCCGGCCACAACCTCATCTCAAGTCTCAAACGGTTCGGGCGGTGGTTCGGGTAGCGTTGCGCGTGCAAGATATTTAAGTGGATTTTCAAGTGTGGCCGTAACGATCGGGGCTGGCGGTTCCGGTGTGGTGGGTGGTGCGGGGAACGCTGGCGGCACTACAAGTTTTGGCGCTTTACTATCAGCGCCAGGAGGAAGCCCGGGGAATGTTAATTTACAATCTAATTCTGCCACATTTACCACCGCCATTGGCGGAAGCGGCGGAGGATCATGCACGGGGTCTGGAATTATATTCTCCGCTAACGGAACTTCCGGGCAATCGTCATATTTGAACCTAATCAATGTTTACGAGGGCGTGGGTGCAAGCTCACCTTATGGTGCACCATCCCCGGCGGGCAACACGCCATTCGCGTCATCAGGGTTCGGCGCGGGTGGTACGGGGTCTGGCAATACTGGAGGCCTTGCCGCTCAAGCTGGTGCTGCTGGGTCTCACGGTTTAGTTATCATATCGGAGTTTGCATAATGAGCCAATTTGCTTTGATTGAAAGCGGCTTCGTTTCAAACATTATTCTTTGGGATGGAGTTACGGCTTACGAGCCACCGGCTGGATCGTCCGCTGTCGCAATCCCTGCCGGGGAAACGGTAGCCATCGGATTCGGCTACGTTGGTGGTGGGTTTGTCGCGCCGCCCGCGCCAGCGGCTCCGGCAATCACTCCGGCTGCTGCGGCTGCTGCGCAGTATGCCGCCGCAATTGCGGCGGGCTTGGCCGTTACTAGCACGGGAACGCCAACGCTCGACGGCGTGTATGGTATAGAGCCGAGTGACGTTTCCGACATCATGGCCGAAGTTCAGTTCATCGCTGCGTTTGCTGAGTTCACCAACACCACGACAACGATGCTCTTGTGGACTCAACAGGGGAGTGCCGTTCCGGTGGCGTTCATATCCACGGCGCAATTCATGTCCTTTGCCAAGCAGGCGGCGCAATACGTGGCTGCCTGCAAGCTGGCCGCTGATACCGTAGCGGCTGGTGGGACGGCGACATGGCCGTCGAACGCTGCGACTATCCCGTGATAGCGTATCTTAAGGCCGTATTTGTCGGCCTGGATATTTTTCTGTGCGCGATTCTAACGGGGCAGACTGCGACCACGATTTCACTTGCTGCGGCTTACGGTCAGGAAAAACGCATCTTGGCTGGATGCGTGTTCTGTCAATTCCTCAATATCATCCAGCCGAATCACTGTGAATCGCAACTCGCTGGCTTACCGATGAGCCTATGGAGCTACGCAAAGGGCCTTATTCTGATTTCGGCATTGGCAATCTTCCTGCACAC